TACGAATATGTAAAAGCTCATTTTCCAAAAGAACAATGGCAACCAGATTACAAAGCATTGCTCGACGAACGCATGGCCTGGCTGAATGTAGGTAAACTGACCAACGAGAAAGAGGGGGTTACCGACAATACGCATAAAATAGTTACTGTTGGTGGTGAGGATGCCGGGACGCCAGTGCAGTATTATCAGTACGAACATAAGGAAGACAAAAATTGCAAATTATTTAGGCTGGGGCTTACCGTGGAGAAAGCACAGGATTTACTATATTAAAGAAAGAGAATTGTGTAACCAAAAGTTATTGACCAGTTGGAAATATAGACCGGTGGTGATCTAATGGCCAGTTTAGTGACGGTAAGGCGGAACAGTATCAATTGGTCAATTAATCAAAATCCAGTTACTATTACTATCAAGCGGACGGAAAAGATAGAGACGGAAGGCCATTTTATTGAGACAATATCTCAAGTGGGCCCTTTGACCGTTCGGATATATCAGGCGGGTAAGAGGAGTAGGAGTAAAACAGAAAGCTCCTTAATAGGCACCCGGGACATCAATACGGGATGGGGATTACTGGCCAATTGGATGGCGAATTTGCGAGCAGGACCCAACGTCCGGGATGAATTTGAGGTTTCTGACCTTGGCTTATTTATTATTAATGAGGTATATCCGCAAAAAATCCAGGGACTGATTGTTGGTTATCAGGCTAATATCGAGAGGGTGAGTTAGCATGGCTTTGGGTGACGGAGCCGAGGAATACATTGATCGCAAAAAGGCTGGAATGGTCATGCTGATACAAAACCTGGCCGGACATGCCGAGGGTGAGATGAAGCAGGCTGCCCCCTGGACAGACCGCACAGGCAACGCCCGGAACGGTCTTAATGCTGGAGTAGAGGTGGGTCAAGATAAGTCTACCCTTTACCTGTCTCACGGGGTGGACTATGGCGTATCATTGGAACTTAAACATGCTGGCAGATATGCCATAGTACGGCCGACGGCGGACCAGTACAAACCTAAACTCCGGGATGCTGTGTTGGATTGGTGGGAGTAGTATGCGAATTGCTATACGACAACAACTAATAGATAATATATCGGAGGTCCAGGGCCGATGTTATGAACCCCAGGCGGCCGGGGCCAAAACGGACAAACCATACATTGTNGTTCAGCAAGGAGTAGATACAGAGGACACACCATGGACGCAGTTTCGTAGGATCATAAATATCTGGCCGTACGTTGCCAGAACAACTTTTCAGAAGGTCGATGATTTGGTAGATGAGATAATAGCCGCCCTGGACAAGCAAATCTTGACTGATGCCGTCACGGGTGAAGTCTTTACATGCCAGTACCTGGGGACCGTGGGGCAGGACTATGTAGATGAGGAATGGGACGCCATTACCCGTGGCCTGCGATTTGCGGTCATGGCCTTGCAGCCGGTAGTCATTCAGGAAAACATAGCCAGTGATACCTGGTTGGAAGCATTAGCTACTTGGACAGAAACAACCCTAGGGGCAACTTGGACGGTGTATCGAAACTTCTGGCCACTGGGTTATGTTCGGCCGGCGGTTATGTGGCGCCTGGCCGGCGTCGAGGTTCGCGAAAAAGCCAGAGCGATGTTTGAAGTGCAAAAAAAATTTGCCGGCCACGTCCTGGGGAGTACGTCCAATGAGCAGATAACCGGGGCACTGACAGTGATTCAGGAATTAAGGAGTGCGATTAAGCTAGCTTTGGATGTGATCAACAAGCGGTATCTGGCTGTGAAAGACCCAGCCGCGGATTACCGGGCCGACGCGTTGGTTGCCGGGCAGGTATCGGTAATTTTGACCAGGTTGACCAGCAGACCGGCAGAAGAAGAAATCTTAATGCAAAAAATTAAGTCTGCCGGATTATGGAAAGAGTGATAAATAGGAGGTGGGAAAGTGCTAGAGAATAAAGAAATTCAGGAGCCTATACAAAAAGCCGTAGAGCAGCTTTACTCGCGGGAAGAACTTATGGCCAATGTTCAGGCTATTTTTGGAGTAATGCCGGAAATTCTAGCAGGTGCGCTGCATGGCAACAAGGCTCAAGAGCTAACAAAATCTGAGATACAAAAAAGGATTAAAAATTTCTTAGAAAGGAGAGTGAGTTAACATGGCAGGAGGTATATGGTCACCAACTGAAGCAAAAACTAGACCTGGCTTTTATTTAAATTTTGTAGCGGCAGCTTTAGCGGGAATTCAACCAGGCGCAAGAGGGGTCATAGCTTGCCCGGTCAGAGCGCATTGGGGCCCGATAAAGGAATTTGTTGAAATAACCCGGGAAAGCGAATTGATTGAATGGTATACAAATAGTGTAGCAGATGGTGCTACAGCATACAACACGGTTTACATGGCTCTTTTGGGCGGCGCTAAAACAGTGCTGGCTTACCGGATCGCATCGAATTTGGCAGCGGTATCTACACGGACGCTTCAAGATACCACGGGTACGCCCGTGGACGTTATAAGACTAGATGCAAAATACAATGGGTCTAGAGGAAATACTTTTAATATAACCGTAAGAGTCAACCCAGTAGATGGCGCCAAAAAAGATATAGTTCTCTATGAAGGTTCGACAGTTCTGCGGACATTTACTTTTGTAAGCGGCACTATTGACGCTGCGGTGAACGCAATTAATAACGATACCGGCAATAAGTGGATAGTGGCAACTAAACTAGCCGATGGCAACGGTGTTTTAGAAATAATCACGTCACAACCAATGGCCGGTGGAAATTCCGGAATTGCCGACATAACCAATAATGATTACACGGATGCGATGGCAGCTTTCGAAGCAAGGGAATTCAATATCTTTGTCCTTGACGGGCAAACTGATTCAGCATTGCGGGTCTCTTTAGTGGCATGGATAACAAGGTTAAGGGATGAAGGCAAGGGTGTTATTACGGTTATTGGCGGATCTTCTACTGATGACTTGACGCCGACTACCGGTAATGCTCGTAGTACGACTACCAACCATGAATCAGTGATAAATGTCATTGTTGGCGCAAAACTAAATGATATAAATTACTACAGTGCTCAGATAGCGCCGTTTATAGCTGGTTTAATCGGCGGTCAGAAACTTAGTGAAAGTATTACTTATGCAGTTTGCCCGTTCAGCGATGTAAGTAAGCGATTTACACATAGCGAAGTTGTAATGGCTCTTAACTCCGGTTCCCTGGTTCTGGTTCACGATGGCGAAAAGGTGAAGGTTGAACGGGGCATTAATACGCTTACCAGTTTGCGCCAGGGCCAGAATAACCAGTGGAAGAAAATTAGGGCAATTCGGGTTATGGATGCAATTAACAACGACCTGAGAAAAGCTGCTGAAGACAATTACATCGGCAAGGTCAATAACAATGACGAAGGTAAGATAGCCTTAATTAACGCGTGTAAACAATACATGGAAACACTTGTTAAGGGTGGCCTGATAGATGAGGAATTCAAGGTTTATCTTGATCCGGATTATCCGAATCCACCGGCAGACCATGTATACATTAAATGGGAGGCTGCCCTGACCGACGTAATGGAATATATCTTTGGAACGTTTATCGTAACGAGTAGTTAGAAGGATTAAAGAAGGCAGGTGATTTAAATGGCTCTCGATGAAACTAGGGTAATATACGGTACTTTTGGACAGCTGTATATTGAGGGGGCATGGCAAACAAACATCAATCACTTGGAGGCAAAGGTTGCTTTAAATAAAATCGAGCTCAATTTAAGCGGTGATGATTGGGTACGCCATAAGAAGGGATCTAAAAAGGGTACCGGCACTATGTCTGGATTCAAGGTTACCAGTACAATGCTCCAACGAGGATTTGCTAAGTTTGAAATCGTGAGCAAGCTGGATGATCCTGAAGCGTATGGTTGTGAACGAGTCAGAATTAAAAACGTTATGGTTGATGAGTTGCAATTAGCAAACTGGACAGCGGGTGAAGAAGTCAAGGAAGAAGTACCGTTTACGTTTTCCGAATGGGAATTGCTTGATCCTATCGTAGCAAGCTAAAGGGGGTAGAATTATGGAATTAAGCGAAGAGCAAATCTTGCAGCGGCTTTTAGATGCCGATACTATACCAGAGCGGACTGTTACTTTACAACGTATGGGCATTCCGGTTACTTTACGTGGTTTGACCGGAAAGCAGGTATTTAATATCCGGGAGAGGTGTACCGAACGGCGGGAGCGCCGGGGGCAAGTCACTGAACGGCTTGACGAGGAGCAGTTTAATGTGGCACTGATTGCGGCTGCCACAGTAAAGCCAAACTGGGGCGACCCGAAACTTCTAGCTAAGCACAAGGCATCCGGTTCAGAAGAGGTAATAAAGCGCATTCTTCTGGCCGGTGAATTGGCTGCTCTGGGGGACGTGGTGTTGGATCTCTCAGGCTTTAATACGGAACTTACGGAAGTAAAAAACTTATAAAGTCCGGGGGCCTGGCAGGGATACTGCATGGTATGTTTGTACGACATCACCTTCGNCCCNGAGAATTTTGGCGGTTACCGCGTGGAGAACAATTATTTTTGATGGCCAGCTTTGACTTGGAGTTAGAAGCGGAGAAAAGGGTCGGAAAGAAGGTGAAATAACGTGGCTGAGCAGGAATTTTATCGCTTAAATCTCGTAGTGGAACTTCACGATCATATGCGGTCTGCTTTAGAACGTACCAAAATTACAGTCCGAAAAATGGAGGAGCAAACCCATAAGGCGAGGCAGGCAGTTGAAAAATTAGATCGTGTAACGCTTAAAAATTTAACGCGGAACATAGAATCGGCCGGGAAAAAATTTGGCGAAATAGGCCAAAAAATGTCTATGTCAATCACCGCTCCGGTGGTAGGATTCGGAGTATTGGCCGTAAGATCATCCATGCAGTTCGGGGAAGCCATGGCAAATGTAGCTACGCTTATTCCACGGAGCACAGACCGAATTAACGAGCTTAAAAAATCTATATTGGATATGTCTGTCCCGCTGCGGAGGATGCCCGTTGATTTGTCGGAAGGTCTTTATCAGGTTATTTCTGCTTTTGGAGATACGGCAGATACGGTGAAAATATTAGAGCTAAATGCAAAAGCGGCCACGGCGGGAGTAGCCACTACCTTAGACGCCATTAATCTCACGTCCGCCGTCACAAAGGCGTATGGAGATACTACGGCGGTGGCAGTTGGAAAAGTTAGCGATCTTGCTTTTACAACTGTGAAGTTGGGTCAAACTACTTTTCCTGAGTTAGCTGCGAGCATAGGAATGGTGTCACCTTTGGCATCATCCCTGGGCGTTAAAATGGAAGAACTGTTTGGGGTATTGGCAACGGGAACCGGTGTAACCGGTAAAGCATCAGAAGTTTCAACACAATTGCGGGGCATATTGCAGGCGTTAATGGCTCCGTCAAAAGAGATGTCAAGACTGATCAAGATGCAAGGTTTCAAAACAGGGGAAACAATGCTTCAAACATTAGGATTGCAAAAGACGATTAATTTGCTTGTGAGCACTTCCAGAAAAAGCAATATTCCTTTGCAAAGTCTTATGGGCAGCATAGAAGGACAAACCCTTGCTTTAGCCTTGGCAGGGCCACAGGCAACAACATTTACGGAGAAACTTAGAGCCATGACCAATGTGGCTGGGGCTACCGAGGAGGCGTTCAGAGAGCAAACCGGAGGGATAAACAAAGCTGGAGATGCCTGGAAGGAGTTTAATTCTCAACTCGAAGTAACAAAAATAAAAATAGGCGATGAATTAGCACCAGTTTTATCAGATTTATTGAATAGTGCGACGATACTAACAAATAAGTTTACGCAACTATCGCCGGAAATGCAGAAGTTTGTTTTTGCCAGTGTTGCAATAGCTGCTGCTATGGGACCTGTTTTATGGGGTATTAGTCAGTTAATTACGTTCGTAGGATCATTATCTAGGGCAGCGGTATGGCTGAGTCTAAATATAGGTAAGGCTGCGGCTAGTTTATTACAATTTAAAAATATACTTACACTTCCTTTGCGAGGAAGTTTTATTCTTGCTGCGATAGGGATGTTGGTAGATTTTAAAGTAAAAGCGATGCAAGCAGAAAGGCAGTTGAAAGACCTTACATCTGCTTGGACTTGGTTTGAGAAAAAAAAGAAAAAAACACCGCTGGGTGAACCAATGATGCCTGGTAAATTTGAATTACGTGCTTCTAAGCTTTCTTGGTTTGAAAGAAATCCGGTGTTTAAAAAGAAAGAGAATGAAAGACCGCCGGTGGATATGATAATGAGAACACCTGGCACTAAAATACCTGTAGAAAAACATGCTATCGGTGGAATTCTTACACGTCCTCATCTGGGCATGGTAGCCGAAGCCGGCCCAGAAGCGGTAATACCACTCTCATCAGGCAAAAGAAGTCAGGCGATTGATTTATTTAAGCGAACTGGACAAATGCTGGGCTTATCGAGAATAAGAATTATTAATGCTCTTAGCGCACCAGGTGCTAAAAATAAATTAGTTGTCAATATACAAAACATGATTGATGGCGCTCAAATAAATATTGGGGGAATAACAAAAGGAAATGTTGCGGATTGGCTGACGAAGGCGTTAAGGATAACAAACACACCGTTATCCTGGCTACCTGGATTACAGAAATTAGTACAAACTGAATCTGGGGGAAATCCATTAGCTAGAAATCCGCAGTCAGTTGGAAGGGAGCACGCGACAGGGCTTTTACAAACATTACCCTCAACATTTCGGCAGTATGCAGTTAAGGGGCTTGGAGAAATAACAGACCCTGTTGCAAATTCGGCAGCCGCAATTAATTATATTAAAAGCCGTTACAAATCTGTGTACAATACCCCGCTTTTTAGAGGAGGCGGGTACGTAGGATATGCCCAGGGCGGGATTCTTACACGTCCTCACCTGGGTATGGTAGCCGAAGCTGGTCCAGAAGCGGTAATACCGTTATCTTCAAGATTGCGCAGCCGGGCCTTAGATATATTTCAGCGAACTGGGCAAACATTAGGGATACCGAAGTTTGAATTTGGAGGTTTTACTGGCTCAGTACCGGCTATGGNAACAGGCGATAATGGCATGAATATTAATATTGCAGGAATTAATGTAAATATTTCCGGCAACGAAATAGACGAGGATGCTCTGGCATTGCGAATTGGACGGCAAATAGTAACAAGAATAAAAAGGGCCTATGAAAATAGGGCTTGAAAGGTAGCCTACTGTGGACTTTTATTTTATTGACCCTGCCGGTTCTCAATTACATCTTCCTGTGAATCCTGGAGAGGTGACAATCCGGCGGGAAAAGCAATACGAAACTTTCAATATAATAAACATCGGCGAAGTGGACTTCTCCACGGGTGAAAAGGCAAAGGAAATTATCTTTTCCTCTTTTTTCCCTGNNGAGTATGATCTATCATATTGTCGATACCCGGATATCCCGGATCCCCAAGAAGCCATGAACCAACTCACCACTTTTATGATGAGTAAAGAACCGGTCAGGCTGCTTATCACTAAAACCGGCATCAATATACTGGTGACAGTCTCGGCGCATGTAACCACGATTAAGGGCGGGGAGCCGGGTGATGTATATTACGATTTAACCTGCCGGACCTGGCGGGAAGTGAAAGTTAGAACCACAGCAGAAATTCCGCAGGTAACTTCAAAAACAGTCAATATTCCCCGTGCTAGAAATGATACAAAACCAATACCGAAAGTATATATAGTCAGACCCGGTGATTCGCTTTGGAAAATAGCTAAACTTCAGCTAGGGAATGGGAGCAAGTATTCGATTATCTACAATACCAATAAAAAAATTATTGGGCCGGATCCAAATAAGATCAAGCCAGGCATGAAGTTGGTGATGCCCGCGTGATCAATCCTGGACTGCAAAAATACGAGGTGGTGCTGGCGAATAAATACTTTCTCAGGGAAATAGTCGAAAGTATCATACTCGAAGAATCACTGGATGAGATCGCCTACCGCGCTGAGATAAAAATGGTGGTTACTGCTGATTTCCCTGGCATTACCCCTGGCCAGGAATGCCGTGTTTCCGGAGTGGCCTTTGGTGGGGCAAACATGGTTTATTTGCTTCACCCCGGGGTGGTTTGGGAGTGCGAGAGCGAGACCTGGGGGCAGAAGCATTTGACAGCTACCATCTATGATAAATCAATCTATATCGCAAAATCAGAAGATGAATATTTATTTTCTGCAGGTCAAACAGCGTCGCAAAGACTGAAAACGTATGCTACTGACTGGAATATCCCCTTGGGGGAGGTAACTAACACTAGTGTACCCCTGGCAAAGGCAGTTTACCGGGCACAGCCAATTTGGAGCATGATCATGGCCGATCTCAAGGAAACTGTCGCTAAGGGCGGGGATATGTACCGGCCCCGGATGACACCGGCCGGACTAGAACTAGTCAAGCTGGGCAGCAACAAAACAGTCTGGGTGCTGGAAGATGAGCAGAACATTGAAGAATTAAGCCAGCGGCGAACCCTGGAGGGTGCGGTCACTCAGGTTAAGGTGCTGGGTAATGCGCCGGAAGAGGGACGTTCTCCTGTGCTGGCTCTGGCAAAGGGGGAAACAAGCAAATACGGAACTTTGCAAAAAGTATTATCCGACAGCAAAATTACTTCGGCAAATCAGGCTAAAACTGCCGGTCAAAAGATGCTTGCCGGAATGCAGGAAAGTTTTACCGTTCAGGGTATAGATATAAACAGTACTCGAGCGGGGGACAAAATGCAATTCAATGAAATAGAGCTTTTGGTGAAATCTGTCCGGCATGAGCTTGGCAGTCCGGGACATATGATGTTAGAATTGACCTGGCCAGAAATGATTCTGCGAGAGGTGTATGGCTATGGATCCATATAAAGAACTGGGGAAAATTCTTGAAATGCGCATGGCTGGGCACGCTGCCAAAGCTACTTCCGGAATGTCAAGTGAGCTAGGGACTATTACATCATCCGGCTTAAAAATAGATAATTTTAAGCATGAAATCAAAGATTATTTAATAGCCGATTGGCTGGTGAAAATACACTTCCCGGACTTCGAGTTGCTTGGTCAAGAAACTTGCATGGAATCAAACGGATTAATTACAACTGCATCTTCCGTAGATACAAACGGAAATCTTTTACCTAATGCCGTTTGGCGCGGACTGGCGAAATATAGTTTCAAGGCCAAAATTGTTGATGATGTGCGCATAGAATTAAAAACAAAACTACAACCCGGGGATCGTGTACTGGCCATACCAGTTAACGGCGGGCAGGATGCTGTTATAATTGCAAAGGTGGTGAGCTGATGGCAAATTTATTCCCGACTGAAGAGACGAAAGCGACCCCAGAAATAACAGAAGCACAAACAGATCGCCTGGTGAAGTTCCCGAAGTCCTGGAAGTTTGACTTTGACACAGGTGAATTTGTTTTTACTCCTACTGGCAAAATAATAGAAACGCAAGATATGGCTGCCTGGCTGGAGTGGTGCAAAAAAGCTCTGCAAACCACCAGGTATCGTCATCTTATTTATAGCCGTAACTATGGGCAGGAATTCGAGGATCTTATATCACGGTACTTTGATCGAGCGGGAAATGAGAGCGAGATTAAGCGTATTACTACAGAGTGCCTAATGGTAGATCCGCGGACGTCAGCGGTAAAAAACTTTACATTTGATTGGATAAGCAATGCGGTATATTTTACATGCGAAGTTTTAAGCGTAAGAGATGAGCTTGGAATTATTAGCGGAAGCGTGGTGCTTAGTTGATGGCAGAACTGCCGGAATATTTAACAGAGCAAACTTATGAAGCGATACTCCAGCGTATGTTGGACACGTTGCCTGCCGATATATCAAAAAGCGAGGGAGATTATGTTTGGGATTCGCTTGCACCGGCAGCTATTGAGCTTGCCTTATCTGCGGTTTGGGCGCAGCAGGTATTGGCTAGAGGATTTGCTTCTACAACTTTTGGCGAATATTTAGATCTCCGGTCCGAAGAGCACGGGATCATCCGGATAGCTGCAATTAAGGCTACCGGAGAAGTTACATTTACTGGTGAGATGGGCGTTAATATACCAATAGGCACTCAGGTCAGTGCAGTCAGTGATGGGATTAATCCGGCTATATTCTTCATTACTAAAAATGCGGCTACGGTTGGGTCTGGCGGCACTGTCATAGTTGGCATTGAAGCCATTGAAGCCGGAAATAACGGCAATGTGGCTGCCGGTACAATTAGTATGATGCAGCCCGTTCCAGGAATCACTGCAGTAACTAACGTGAATGCAACTATCGGAGGAGCAGAAAAAGAGGACGATACATCTCTGCTCACACGGTATTTGCAACGGGTGCGCTACCCATCGGCAGGCGGGAATAAGGCGGACTATGTTAACTGGTCGCTGGAATGTCCTGGGGTCGGAAGAGTATCAGTAGTGCCCGTTAGGGATGGCCCGGGGACAGTTAGCATTTCGATCGTAGATTTGAATCTTGATCCGGCTAGTCAACCGCTTATTGACGTGGTACAAAATTACATTGCGCCGCCATGGAAAGACTTGAAAGAAGCAGAAGATATGTCTATATCAGGCTACGGAGTGTCGGTTGATACGACTCAGGAGGATGACTACGGCGACAGCGTAAAAATTGTGTATTCCGCTTCCGGGGAGGGCGTGCTAAAACATTTAAGCATCCACAACGAACTCCAACAAAGCGGTATCTGGCAATTAAGGTTGCGAATAAAAGTAGATGACAATACCGGGACAAACAACCTGCTGCAAGTTGGCGCTTGGGATACCACAGCAGACGCGTGGTTAAAGACTACTCCGGGTGGTGCTACAGACGCAGTTATCACCTTGAAAGCCAATGATCTGCTTACGACTTTCGGTGATAAAACGTTGGAATTTTACTGGGATGGAATTAAGCAAGTTGAAATTCGGATAACCCGGCTAACAGCAGATACAACGACTATTGTTTGGGTGGATAGGGGATGGTATATTTCTACTTTTAGCACCGATATGGGCGACGGGAAAGCACCGGTTGGTGCAAGGGTAACGGTTGAAGCAGCGCAACCAATTTCGATCAACGTATCTGTGGATATTGACTTAATTTCCGGCTATGTTCGTGAAGACGTACGGGAAGTAATTAAAAACAATATCAAAGCGTATTTAAAAACTTTGATTTTTACTGATGATAATGATGTACGTTACGTCAGGATTGGGGAAGCGATATTAGACACGGCTGGGGTAAAAGATTTTATGAATCTGCTGGTGAATGGAGGTACGTCAAATATCGTTATCGGGCCGCAACAAATAGCGGTTCCGGGGAATTTAAATATTAACTAATTAAGGGGGAAAAAAAATGGCAGTAACATCTTTTTGGTACGGGAAAGCAATATTGAATATATTTGGGGGCGCAACGGAGCCCGAATCCAGGAAAATTGATTGGCTAACGGATACAATAAAGGTAATGCTTTGCACAAGTGATTATACTCCGAATCAGGACACGCACGCGTTTAAAACAGATGTAACAAACGAAGTGACCGGAACCGGATATACCGTGGGTGGCGCAACCTTGGCATCAAAGACCCTGACTTATGACGGGCCGACGAACAAAGCTAAGTTGGACGCGGCTGACGTATCTTGGCCGAATAGCACCATAACAGCCCGGTACGCAGTGGTATACGATGCAACTCCTACCGCAGATGCTGATAAACCGCTACTTGGTTACGTGAACTTTGGAGAGGATAAGGCTACGAATAACGGAGAGTTCAAGATACAATGGCACGCTGATGGAATATTTAATATAACTGTTTCGTAAAATAAGTTAGGTGAGATAATAAAATGGCGTTATTAACGGGAATAAATATAGTTGAAATTACTCCCGGTACTGCAAGTGCATGGGTAACTGTTGACGTTTCTTCATACGTTCCAGCAGGTGCAACTGGTGTAGTTTTGCATATAGTAAATACTTCTGGTAATGACTATAATGTAGGCTTCCAAAAAAATGGCAGTAATGACAATAGAACAAATACTATCACTAGTTATAGCCATTTTTGGGCATCTATAGGTATCGACGCTGATAGAAAACTACAATTATATGTCACAAACAAAGCTTATATAGATATTTATTTGACTGCTTATTACGGCAGTGAGGCTTTTTTCTTTAGTAATGCGATAGATAAAAGTTTAAGCTCTACTTACGAATGGATAGATATAGATATAAGCTCTAATACCGGGGAAGATACAGCTATCGGTGCGATATTTGAGGTTATCGGTAGCAATTATAAATATGGTTTTCGTAAAAAAGGAAGTGAAGATGACCGGTGCTCAAAAAGTTACCATTCTGCGGCAATTATCGGAGTTGACAATTCTGAAGTCTGTCAGGGATATATTGTTAATACAAATACTGATTTTTTCCTGGTAGGGTATGTAAAGTCCGGTGCTGTATTTAATACCAATGCCGCGAATATATCGTTATCGACTACAGGTGCATGGACAGATTTAACTGCATTACCATCGGGGGGTAAATTTGGTTTTATTGAAACGGTTGATTTCTCCNGTGATCTTAACAATTTTGGACTGCGTGAAAATGACAGTGGTGAAGATATAACAAAAGAATGTAAACACACATTCGGAATTATAAAAGCAGATGTAAATAGAATTATCGAAGGATATATCGCTATTAGTTCTACTGATTTTTTCCTGGTAGGATATGCGATAAATGTAGTCAATCAAATAATATCGCCACCTGTAGCAACTACTACGTTCTCAGCATCAATCCCAGAAATAAAACTTGGGATAACTCTTGTAGCTTCAGTCGCGACAGCTTCTTTCACTGCACTTGCACCATCTACACCGTTTTTGATAGTATATATCGAGAATGCAGCGTTAATTCAATCTACCGCATTAACACCGGCTATTTGTATCAGCAGAAATGTACCGGTTGAGAATGTAGCGCCTATTCAATTTACCATATTAATACCAGCCATATCTTGTGGTTATACAATAACATTACCTGCACCAACTACGGTTATTTTTGCAGCATTGGTACCTGAGAGTGTGGGTGAAGTACCAATGACTGTTGTCGTTGTTCCGGTTGCAAATATAACATTTAATGCGCTTGCATCATCCATAACAGCTACTTATGATTATTTTCCGCTCAAATCTCCGGCCGGTCAGCGCATGATGGAATACTTACCGCAATATTATTTAACGAGCAATATCATGCGGCGGATTCTGGTTGCGCAAGGTTATGAAGTAGATGCACTTGAAATTGCACTGAATGGGATATTACAACAATTTTTCAGTAAAACCGTTGA